ATCCTTTAGCGACCAGATAAGAGTCTCGAGAGCCATCGGTACATGGTGTAGTTTTATACCCGCGTTGGCTTCTCTATTCTCGTACCAATTCGCAGCGAGTAGCTTAATCGCTGTAAGCGCCGTATCGGGTACATCGCTCGCAGCGTTCCCGTATCCAGCTACAAAAGTGATGGTAACATCGTCGGCATAGCCTCGGGATTCTGGGAAGTCCTCGTCGTAGATAGGACGTACTCGCCCAATATCTGCCGCAGTGTCTACGGTGTACAGGCTAGCGCTCCAGGTCTGAGTAGCTCCAGCAGTATCTACGTAGGTAATACTTGTAACGCTTTGTAATGGCGAGATAGGTAGTACCAGCTCACCGCTAGGAAAGGCTGGAATCTTATAGACCCATGTGGCCGTAATCATCTGGCGGCTCGTACTCATCTCAATATACGACCTCGAAGCTGCCGCTAGATTCCCGATAAGCGTATCCTCGTCTGAGGCATCTACGCGCATCCAGTCTTTCTGGTTAGTAGTCGTAACTGGCTCGACGCTGGGCGCTGCTGTTTGTATTAGGCTCATCGTTTGCTTGCTTTACCCTTCGCTGCGGTACGTTTTGCTGGCGCTTTAGCTGCGGCTTCTCGTCCGCCTACCTTGACCGCATACCCGAGCTTGCACCATTCCGCGCCTTGCTCTTTGTCTACTGTGTAAATCTCGTCCTCGTTAAATGCACCATTAGCTGTGCATACGCTTACTAACATTCTTATCTTCATAAAACCACCGCAGAGCGTTAGCCCTGCGGTAGCGTGTAATCTAAACCTAACAGGCTTAAGCCATTGTTAGCTTTTTGATAGCTTCAGCCAGTACGACTTTACCATCTACCCTTCTATAGGCACGAAATCCAACTTGCCCTGTACTCGAATAAATTTCATTCAAGCGTTGGAAGCTAGTAGTGCCTCGGTCTGCTATCATGTAACCCATTTTGAAGTCGCCAAACAATACAGATACAAGCCCTGTAGTCGCGGCTGGCATATCGTAGCTAGCAAAAACAGGTCTGCCGCCCAATAAATCGGGGTCGCCGTTTTGGAGCGACGGTTGCCAGAGGTACTGTCCATTGCTGTCTTTGAGTTGTCTAATAGCCTTAATAGTGCTATCGTTCATAAGGAACGACGCGCCCCGTCGGTATTGACGTTTGAGGCTATACAGAAGGTCTAAAATCTCATTGGAAGTAATTGCTGTAGCGGAAGCTGCTGTAACGCCAGCGCTTGCCCCTACAGTCGCCCCAGTGGGCTTTGAAGAGCCATTACCAGCTACAAAAGCTGCTTCTTCAGCTTCTGCAATTCTACGCCCGAAGTTTGTACCTACATAGCTATCCATATCAAAGATAGAATCCTGCATTAGCTCCTCGGATACTTTCATAATGGTAGCAATCTTGTACGCGCCCAATGAAATCTGGCTAAATGCTGAATCGCTTTCTGTGTAGGCTGCTTCCTCGGCTGTCCAAGTGGCGCTGCCTACGGTACTTTCTACGCTGATATTACGGTCGCTTGTGGTGTTGATAACCATAGCGAGCTGGCGCATAATGTTCTGGTCTTGAAGCGTTTGAACCAATCGACGCTCTAGGACGGTTTGGGTGAGGAAGCCGCCTTCTGAATCTGTGCCCTCTTGTAACGCCCTCGCCTCATCGCCTACGAGCGAATTAGCACCGTATCGCATGTACTTATCAAATGCGTGGCGATACTCGTCTGTATCTAGGCGCTCTGATTTTGTTAGCTTACGGTTGGATACTCGAGCCTCTGCTGGCGAGTCTGCTAGCATATTCTCGGCTTTTGTCTGCTTTTCGCGACGGTCGATAGTCTGTGTAAAGCCGTCTACGTCAGTTTCCATACGGTCGTACTTTTGAGTTTCTTCGCTTGACATTGGGCGACCCTCAGTATCTGATAGGTCTATAATTGTGCGCATCTCGTTAATGAGTTTAGCGCGGAGCTGTTTTAGCTCGGTTGTTGTTTGTTCAGCCATTACGGCATCCCCTTTGTTAAAATGCGACCCTTACAAGGGTCAATTGAAAAATTGAAACCTGTAAGAATCGCATCGGCGTAGACTTATCTAGTTTTTTAGGTAGCTAGAGCCTGTCGAATCGCATCGGCGTAATCGCAGGTTCTGCCCCCAGATATAGTAACAACGTACAGCCCGCCGTTTTATTGCAGAGAATTACTCATTTTTTCCAAGTATTTACGCGCAGCCCTAGGAGCATTAGGCTAAACCTACGCCGCCTATTATCTGCCTCTTTCTCAGCGTTGCCCATAGAACGTAGCGCTACGCTTGTATCTGGGTTAGCTGGGAAGGAAACTACGGAAACATCGAACAAATCCACATCCGTAATATAGCGCGTATTCCTGCCTTCCTTCTTCTCCCATCGGTCAGCCTGTACGGTGAAACCGAAGGACATCGCGTCAAGGTCGCCACGCTCTACCAGCGTCGCTAAATCTCGACCTTCCTGCGTATCTGGCAAATGGATACGGGTAAACAAGCCGCGCGAATCTTCGCGCATCTCGAGAGTGCCATTCTTGCTCCGCCCGATTATCTTCGCAGGGTCGTGGTCAATAAGCGCCCTAACGTCCTGCCCTTCACTCAATGCCCGAGTAAATGAGCCAGCTTCTACTACCTCATCGAAGCGCCCTAGGTCGTAGGAATTGCCAAACATGCTGGCATAGCCCTCGAGGGTACGCTTATCGCCTTCGGCAAATCTAAACTCTGCGCTGTTAAATCCTAAGTCTCGTCGTTCACTTTCCATTGCTTAATTCTCCCAAAATAGTTTTTGTGTAATCGTCTAACGTGTTGATGTCTTGCCCTATGAGTCGCTCGCGTACGGATCTAAGCAAATGCGTAGCATTCGCAGCTTCAAACACTGGCGCGATAATCTCGTCTATCAGCGCTGGCAGTTCATCCTTGCGCCACGCGTTGCGCCATTCGCTGTAGTAGTCGCCTTTACGCTTTATAGCGTTGCGCTCTGCATTCTCTTGTAATCGCTTCGCTCTGAATAGGGCATCTTCTAGCAGAGGCTCTATCCAGTTGCGCTCGTCTAATTCCTCGGCTTCTGCCTCTGGCTCTGCACCGACGGTATCCATATTCATAGGCTGAATATACGTATCTCCGCCTTCTACCCCGTTAAGGTTTTCAAGAGCGCGTATCTCGTTTACTGATAACCAGCCTGTTTCTCGAGCTACCTTGTAGCCGTCGTATCTTGTTTTAGTGTCGCCTCGTAATAAGCCATCTACGAGAAACTCGCTAAAGTACACATCGTCCGAATATAGTTTCCTGCGTATTTCCTGCTCCCAGCGTACCAGCCAAGGACGTAGCGAGTAGGTAACGTATTCGATACCCTGATGCTCTATGTTGCTGAATGTCGCATTATCTAGGCTGCCTATCATATGCGGCGGCACACCGTACCAGCGAGCTATCTCTACAATCTGAAACTGGCGCGTTTCTAGGTACTGCGCATCGTCGTTTGATATGCCTAAGCTCTGCCAGCTCATACCTTCTTCGAGAATTGCAGTTTTGCCGCTATTGTCAACGCCAGCGTATGCGTTTCGCCAGCCCTCTTTTAAGTTCTCGGCTGCCTCTTTACTTAGTCTATTAGGATGAGATAGTACCCCTGCTGGTCTAGCTGAATTACCGAAGAATGAGCTGCCGAATCGTTCAGCGCCTAAGCCTAAGCCTATGCATTGGCGAGCTAGTCGAATAGGGCTATAGCCCATAATGCCATCGAAGCCCAGCCCTGCTAAATGGAATACGTCATCGGAAGCCAGTTTAACGGATTCATCTACGATATACGTAAGTACGCCCGCGCTGTCTTGATCCACTCGTACCCTATCTGGCGTAATTGGTAACAGTTCTACAGGATTCCCCGCCCCGTCGCGTACTATCTCAGCGTAGCCATTGCCCCATGTAAGAGCGTGGGCTTGTAGAGTTTCGCGGAAGGAATAGCTCGATAGCCGAGGGTTTACGCTGCCAGCCAACAGGCGAGCCGTAGGATGTTCCCTATCGCGCTCCTTGCCGCCCTCTTGCCGCTCGTAGGTATGCAACGGTAAACTAGCTACCGACTCACTCAGTAGCCGTACTGCCGCGTAGACGGCTGAGTATTGAAGCGCTGTATCCTCATTGACAACTACGCCGCTTGATACCTTGCTCCCGCCTAACGAGTTGTATAGCCAGCTCGTCGGCGTTCTTAATGTAGCCCTATTCTCTTTTTTGCTGAATAATCCGAACATCATAATATAGTGATTCCTCTATCGTCGTAGACGCTTCCTGTATTTCCTGCTTGCGAAGACCGAGCCAGCGCCATTACTAAGGCGACGATTCCATCGATTTTCTCCGTACTTGTTTTCTTTGAAGGTTTGATATTGGCGGCTGGGTCAGACTGAATAGAAACGTTTGAAGCCATCCAGCGCATTACAGCGTTATTGCCATGGTGGCACTTCCTACCCATTACCAGAGCCTCGAGGTCTTTACTCGGGGCGCTCATGCTTCTAAAGCCCTGCCCGAACATGGCGACCTTTACGCCTTCGCCTTCGAGGTCTGTAACTAGGCTGGTCGAGTTCCATCTATCGACAGCTATATCCTGTATGTTGTATTCTTCGTGCATCTTTAGTATGTCTTCGCGAATTTGGTTGAAGTCGATTACGTCTCCAGGCGTACTCCTTATCAGCTTTTGCTTAATCCACGCCTCGTACGGCACTCTGTCCCTGCGCTCTCGTAACCGCGCGTTCTCCGCAGGTATCCAGAATGTGGGCAGTACGTCTATACCGCCTTCATCGTCGGGGCAGACTAATACGAACGCCGCGATATCTGTAGTGCTGGCCAAGTCCAAGCCGCCCCAGCAAGGTCTACCGTCAAACTCTGCGAACGGCTCGGCTTCATCCCATCTATCCATCGGCAGCCATCGAACGGCTTGCTCTGTCCATTGGTTTAAGTGTAGCCGCCTAAAAGTATTCTCGTAG